TTTCAGGGTCCAACGAAACCCGCTATCCTGTTACCTACAATGAGCTGACCAGCTGGTACAGCCGCCTCGATAACCTGTTCATCAGCGTTGGAACGGCTTACGACCAGACTCAGGTCAACGAGATCACTGCTGACAAGGCAGACCTCACTCTCTCTGATAACTACGCAAGTATCACCACCTACGCCACATTCAATGGCTCTGGTGTTACTTCCGTCAAGGGTTCCGCGACCTATACACGCGGCAACATTTCCTTTGCTTGATTCTAACTATGACTTCCCGTTATTATGGCTTCCTTGAGCGTGGCTGTGGCGATCGTACCCTCGATGACGCTTCTGTTGCTCTCCTGACTGCATTGACTGCTGCTAGCACCCGTAACGAGGTCTTGGACATTATTCGGGATCTTGAGATCGCAGACCGTGCTGTTAGTGACAACAGCTTCGGTGGTGCTACCTCTGTTGATAACACTTGATTATGGAAGACAAAGAAGTAAAAGCTCAGCTCCGTATTGCTGAGATCGTTAATGGCCGTGCTGCTATGCTCGGCTTTATTGCTGCTGTCGGTGCTTATGTTTGCACCGGCCAGATCATCCCTGGGGTGTTCTGATGACTGGGCCGGAGGTTAAATTCCGGCTCAATGAATTTAAGCAGATCGCGAGGTGGTTGGATACTCATCTGCCTCCTCCGATCGCTTTCTTTCTGAAAGGCTGGTTGTGGGGCCTAGAAGAGGCCTTTATAGACGCTAAGGTAGAATCTACCATAGACGAAGCTATCGACGCTTACAGCGCCTCTGAGGAGGCTCTCAGCGTGCCTGAGGGTGTTCAGTACGAATACTATGAGGAAGAGTCAGAGGTCGAAGGCTTACCTATTATCGGAATCAGAACCAAAACAGATTAAACATGGAACTAACCCCTAACGTGATAAAGGTCTATCGGACCTTGACATCAGATAAGATCAGCAAGATGTCTAATGGTAGGATCCCCAAGATGAGCCCCCAACAAGCGGCTGGTCTGATTGGATCCTGGGCTGTGGAGACTGGTGACCCAACCTTCAACAACCTGGACGTGGTTGAGAAGGTGGCTGGTGCAGGTCGAGGCCTCAGCCAGTACACTGGTGTCCGCCGTATCCCGTATGATCGGGCTAGGGCTCAAGCCATCCAACAAGGTTTGGATCCCAACAACATTGATTGGCAACTACAGTACTTTGCTGATGAGTATGCTGGCAAGTATGACCAGAACGGTCGTAGCTTGGTCGGCTGGACCCAACAGTTCGAGCGGGCCCCTCAAGGCCTATCAGCTGCAGATTATGCCCAATACTACACAGGGTCTGCTGATGCTGGGGAAGGATACTTCCGCCCTGGTGTCCCCCATACGGAGCGTAGGAGAGCTCTTGCTGAGCAGTATCTCCAGGCTATCCAAGCCCTTCCGCCGGGAAAGCCCCTCCAGATCCCAGAAGTGAACCGTGCTCAACCTGCTGCCGCCCAGCCTCAAAGTAGGCCAGTAGGATCCCAGGCTACCCTCAATGGTAAGCCTGTGGTGTGGGCTGGTGATAACTATGGTTGGCAGTCTCCGGGATCTTTCCAGCAAGTCCAACAGCAACAACAACCACAACAGCAATCCAACCCCCTGTCAATTGTCACCGACCTAGCAGGCAGGGCTTTGAACGCACTAGGTATCGGAGGACAATGAACCATGCGCAACTAGAAGCCAAGATGAGGGAAGACTTTCGGGTCTTCCTGACCTTGGTGTGGAGAGAACTTGATCTCCCAAAGCCTACTAGAGCCCAGCTCTGTATTGCAGACTACCTACAGCATGGACCCAAGCGTCTCCAGATCTCTGCCTTCCGAGGGGTCGGTAAGAGTTGGATTACCGCTGCCTTCGTGCTGTGGATTCTCTTCAATGATCCAGATAAGAAGATCATGGTGATCTCTGCTTCTAAGGAGAGAGCTGATAACTTCTCTATCTTCTGTCAAAAGCTTATCATTGACATCCCATGGCTGAATCACTTAGGCCCGAAGAGCGACGATCAGCGTTGGTCGCGGATCTCCTTCGACGTAGGGCCAGCCAAGCCCCACCAGTCACCCTCTGTGAAGTCTGTGGGCATCACAGGACAGATGACTGGTTCCCGTGCCCATTTGATGATCTTCGACGATGTTGAGGTACCCGCAAACAGTGCTACTGACATGCAGCGTGAGAAGCTGCTACAGCTGGTCACTGAAGCCGAGTCCATTCTTACCCCGGACGAAGGTTCACGGATTCTATTCCTGGGAACTCCACAATCAACGTTTACCATCTACAGAAAACTCGCTGAGAGGTCTTATAGGCCATTCGTGTGGCCCGCGAGGTATCCCAAAGACCTCTCCAAATATGAGGGGCTTCTCGCGCCCCAGCTGGTTGATGACATCGAGAAAGGAGTGGATGAATGGTCACCCACCGATTCTAGATTCTCTGACCTAGACCTGATGGAGCGGGAGAGCGCTATGGGGCGCTCTAACTTCATGCTTCAGTTCATGTTGGACACCTCCCTGTCTGATGCTGAGAAGTTCCCCCTTAAGTTCCAAGACCTGATCGTTACCCCTCTGGGACATGAGTGTGCTGAGCGTTATGCTTGGTCTGCTGATCCTAGGTATATGATCAAGTCCCTAAACCCCGTAGGACTGCCCGGAGACCGCTTCTACGGGCCGATGTACATCGACGAGGGTATGTGTGGCTATGCGGAGACAATCGTCTCTGTAGACCCTTCTGGACGTGGTACAGATGAAACAGTTGCTGTTGTTCTTTCTCAAGCCAACGGTTATGTGTTTGTGCGTGACCTGCGTGCTTATCGTGATGGTTACTCGGACGCTACCTTATCCGACATTGTACGGCTGGGGAAGAGGTACGGAGCTAGTCGCCTTCTAGTTGAATCCAACTTCGGTGATGGTATGGTGTGTGAGCTCTTCAATAGACACATCCAACAGATGGGAGCTGGGTTCGCTACTGAAGAGGTCAGGGCTACTGTTCGTAAAGAAGAGAGGATCATCGAGACCCTAGAGCCTGTGATGAACCAACACAAGCTAATTATTGATCCTAAAGTCTGGGAATACGACTATGCTTCCAATCCTGATGCTCCCCCTGAGAAACGTCTTGAATACATGCTTGGATACCAGATGTCACGTATGTGCCGCGAGAAAGGTGCTGTTAAGCATGATGACCGGGTGGATGCTTTGGCACAGGGTGTACAGTGGTTCATCGATGCCCTTGCTCAATCCGCACACAAGGCCCAAGCCTTGAGGAAGAATGAGGAGTGGAAGGCTATGATGGATGCCTTTGAGAATGATCCAAAACAGGCTACAGATGCTCTTGTTTTGGGCAGATCTTTCAAGACAGTGAAGATCGCTAAGAACCGTGTCTGGAACTGGAGTTAGCAAAAGTGGAGGGTCGTAAGCAAGGGGAGTGGTGCCTCCTTGCGTGGATATGCGGTGAGATAGACCCCTGAGAAATACTAGGGGTCTTTCTTTTTTCCGTGTTACCCTCTTTCTCGCTTCTACCCGAACCTCGAAAGAGGGGGGACTATAGGGGGGAGACAACAAGAACACCTATACTATTAAACGCTGTGGAGACCAAAGACTAGGTAGACCACAAGACCATAAATACAATACCGCAGACAATCCACCCTGTTTAGACTGTTACTATGACTGCTAGTGTTAGGTTAGTCAGTGTCACACCAGATGCTGAAGACCTTATTGCTTACCTTGCTAGGGTGTCTAATAAAGACGCTAAGCCAGGAGACCCTGCTGATCGTTTGATTCGATACCTTATCAAGCACTCGCACTGGAGCCCTTTTGAGATGGCTCATATGGTAGTTGAGATTGAGACTACTAGAGCTATCTCCCCACAGATCCTTAGGCATAGGAGCTTTAGCTTCCAAGAGTTTAGCCAGCGTTATGCTGTTGCTGATCTTGGTGAGTTTGAGATTCCTGAACTGAGGAGGCAGGATACCAAGAATAGGCAGAACAGTATTGATGATCTTCCTGTAGAAGTCAAAGCCGAGTTTGAGGCTGAGATTGAGGAGATCTATGATACTACTAAGGTTCTGTATGATCGTATGCTTAGCTATGGTGTGGCTAAGGAATGTGCTAGGGGTATTCTTCCCTTGAACACTCCTACAAAGCTGTACATGGCTGGGTCTATTCGTTCTTGGATTCACTATGTCAAGCTTCGCAGTGGCAATGGTACTCAAGAGGAGCACCGTCGTATTGCTGTAGCTTGTGGTGATCTTATTAAAGAAAACCTGCCGAACGTTTATCAAGCCGCATTCACTCATGACTGACAAGCACAGCCTACCTACCGGAGAGTACAGGGAACGCCTTCTAAGGGCTCTAGAAGCCGCTAGAACGGCTGGTAACCCTGTCTTGGTACAATCCCTCCTATCTGCCCTTGAGGGGCGCCCTAGAAGCGCTTCTGAGTGTGGTCCCTGATCGGAGTATTTTGGCATAAATTTGTGAGGGGATATACGTATGGGCGGCGGGCCCAGCTCCCCCCTATACCCCCCTCCCAGCTCGCAACCCGGCCACCCCCCCTCCTCCTTTCTCCCCGAGCCATTGCGCCGCAAGGGATGTGGAGGGTTTGGCCAGCTTCATGTCCAGAGTTACTGCCTCTACCACAGGTACGCTGGACACAGCCCCCTGGCAATGGCGGCACGGATGTGGCACGGATGCGTGTGACCTGGCTCTACTTCTCTCGCCATCTGTCGCGATTCAATCTTATTCATTATCAACACACCATGACTGATACGAATCCTTATCAACAACACCATCCTGACCACATCAAACAACAGATCTACTCAGACAACATCCGCCGATCACTAGCAGAGATGGTCGAACGCATGACCACACTCTCGGACTGCCTGCCTGACGACGGTGACCACTTCGAGACATCAGCACTAACACCACAGCAAGACACAGCCATCGACAGCATCATGGCCATTGAGGAGGAATGGATACTCGACCCAGTGATCAGGCGCGAGCAGTCCATCATCCAATGGGATACAGAGGAATGAGCAAGCGAACCACGAAAGCAAGTCAGCCCCAACCCAAGCAAGCAGAGCTAT